ACGTCATATATTACGAGTGAAATGGAACTACTGAAGCTCAAAGAATACCAAGAACGCTCGTACGCCGAGATGCCCAGCCACGAAGGGTGGGTGCAGTATGGCGACGACAACCTCTTCCCGCAGTACCTCATCGACCTCTACAAGTCGAGCGCGACGCACAACGCCCTCTGCACTTCTATCGCCATGATGATTTTCGGCGACGGTGTGCAGGCCAACACGTTGGACGCGCGGCTCAAGATTGAAGAGTGGGGGTTGGACGATGAAATCCGCAAGGCGTGCGTAGACCTGAAGATACAGGGCGGCTTCGCTTTGGAAGTCGTGTATAGCATCGACCGCACGACCATCTCCAAGGTACGGCATTGCCCCTTCGAGAACCTCCGCTCGGGAGAGGTCGACGAGAACGAGGACTGCCATTGGTACTATTACTCCAAGGATTGGGCGGACAAGCGCGAGGAACCCATCGCGGTCCACGCCTTCGACCCTTCCATGAAGAACGAACACCCGACGCAAATTTTGTACGTCAAGCCGTTCTCGCCCGGTTCCTACTACTACCCCAAGCCCGACTACATCGGAAGCATCGACTACATCGAGCTCGACAAGGAAATCGGCAAGTACCATATCAACAACATCAAGAACGGCCTCGCTCCTTCGTTCACCATCCACTTCAAGAATGGGGTGCCAGCGAGTGAGGAGCGACGCAAGATTCGCAACGACATCGAACGTCAACTTGCAGGGGCTACCAATGCGGGCAAGTTCATCGTCACCTACTCGGATTCTCCCGAAAGGAAACCCGATTTTGAGCCGTTCCCGCTCTCGGATGCTGACAAGCAATACCAGTTCCTTTCGACGGAAGTTTCCGACAAAATCATGATAGGACACCGCGTGGTGTCTTCGGCCATGTTTGGGGTCAAGACGGCGGGACAGCTTGGAAATACGCAAGAACTGGAAATCGCATCGGAACTCTTCGACCGTCAGGTGGTCAAGCCATACCAACGCATCGTGAAGGACGCGGTGGAATCCATCTTGGGAGCTGCCGACGCTGGTGCCATCGTAACTATCAGCGAACCCGAAGCGGTGCAGATTCAAGCCTCGGAGGAGGCGGTTGACCTGAACCTCGCGTGCGATTTCCTGATTGACTTGGGCGAGGATGTGAGCGACGAGTGGGAACTCATCGACGCACGAAAGGTCGACTACGATACCGAGGCCGTACAGGATGCTATGTGGACGTTTGCCACGGTTCCTTCAGGCAAGCCACAAGCCTCCTCGGAGCAAGACAACGAACTCATCAAGGTACGTTACGCATATATGCCCAAGGTCACGGGCACTCCCAACCATGAGAGCCGCGACTTTTGTGCGCGCATGGTAAGCGCAGGCGACCGCGTATGGCGCAAGGAAGACATCGAAGCCGCGTCACAGCGTGCCGTGAATCCCGGATGGGGGCCAAATGGAGCCGACACCTACGACCTGTTCCTGTACAAGGGGGGCGGGTCGTGCCAGCACTTCTGGGAGCGTCGCACATACCTCCGCAAGAACAACAAGAAGGTGAGCGTCAACCGCGCCCGACAAATCATTCGCGAGGCTGGACTGGAACCAATCCCCACGAACGACCGCAAGGTTGCACAGCGTCCCCGCGATATGGCCAACCGTGGTTTCCTTCCTTCCAACAAGGCCGCCCGTAACATCTCAACACCACGCTAATGGCACTACAAGCAGAAGTCCTCTTCGTCAACCCTGACTACATCAAACGCATCACCCAGCTCAACGGTGGCGTGGAGGATGCGGTCATGGTTCCTGCCATCATCTTGGCACAGGACAAGTACCTACAACAATACCTCGGCACGGACCTCCTTAACAAGCTCAAGGCCGACATCAGCGCGGGCACGGTGGCGGGTGCGTATGCCACGCTCCTCGACTCGTATGTTCGCAAGGCGACGGTCTGGTGGTCGATGGTAGAGATGCTCCCAAACCTGTACGTCAAACTCGACAACGGGGGGTTGGTTATCCGTACGGCGGAGAACACCCAAGCAATCGGCCCCGACGACCTGCACCGCGAGGTTGAAAACGCACGGCAAAACGCCCAGTTCTACACGACGCGGTTGGTCGACTACCTCATGTTCAACTCCAACTCGTTCCCTGAATACACGAGCAACACCGACGCGGACATGGTTCCGGAATACACGGCCTACTACCAGAACGGCATGACCATCTCCATCGGTGCCGATGGGGTCGACCCGGACTTGGGCCGTAAACTGTTACGGACTATTCGATGAGCCGAAAGGATAATATCAACCGACTCAAAAATTGGCTACATGAACAGCGAAGCGTGGATAACTTTGGTGCCGTCAATACTCACGGCGGTCGGAGTTTGGGTAAACTTGAACAGCGAGGTAGCAAAGCTGAAGGGTCGGGTGTACCGACTCGAGAGTGATCAGGGAGAACTAAAGACGATGCTCAAGGAGTGCGTCGAAGGTATCCACGAGCTCAAGGTGCTCCTCGCTAAAAAGGGACTCTGATGTACAAATACTTCAAACTCTCCGAGTTCGACAGCCCCGACAGCCCCGGCTCCGGGGAGTTGATGGAGCCCCAAGTGTTGGAGGCGTTGGATGTGGCCCGCGACATTGCGGGCTTCCCTTTTATTATAACCTCGGGGGTACGGACTGTCCAGCATAATAAGTCCGTGAACGGGAGTCGGCAGTCGAGCCACCTGCTGGGGTGGGCTGTGGATATTGCCGTGCCCACTTCCCGCAAGCGGTTCCTCATGATTGAGGCCCTCCTCGATGCGGACTTCACCCGCATAGGTATCGGCAAGGATTTCATACACGTCGACATGGACCCCAACAAGGAGCCGAATGTCATGTGGACCTATTAACAGCCCATGGAATTAACCCGCAAAAGCAGGACGGTCCACGCCGTCGATGTCAACCTCCCCAAGCGGGGAGCCTCTGACAACTTCCTCTTCATCTCGGACATCCACTACGACTCCGTCAAGTGTGACCGCTCCCTCCTCCACCGGCACCTCGAAGAGGCGCAGAACCTGGGGGCGGGAGTGTTCATTTTTGGGGACTTGTTCGACTTGATGCAGGGCCGCTTCGATCCCCGTGGCAACTACTCCGACCTTCGACCCGAGTACAAGTCGTGCGTCTACGTCGACGAGGTCATCCAAGACGTAGGCGAGAAGCTATCGAAGTATGCCGATGTCATCAAGTTTATTTCGAAGGGCAACCACGAAACGAACATCGAGAAGCGCATGATGGTCTCACCCATCGACAGGGTGGCACAAATCCTCAACGCCGCTGGCGGCCACGTGGAGGTCGGAGGGTATGCAGGGTGGCTTGTGGTGCAACCCCACAGGAACGGCTCTGGACGGCGTAGGTTCAACGTTCACTACCACCACGGATACGGAGGTGGGGCGAAGCGTTCCAAGGGCATCCTTGGGGCTGATATCGACCAGAAGGATTTCCCCGACGCGGACTTCATCCTACGTGGCCACGATCATCAGAAGTGGCACCTCCCGGTGACCATCGACCGCATCAGCCAGACGTACCGCGTGGAGCAACGCACCGTCCACCACCTACGCCTCGGAAGCTACAAGAAGCTGGGCGACAGGTACGCGGGATGGGCGGTGGAGAAGAACTTCGCCACGCCACGGTTGGGTGGATGGTGGGCACGAGTGCAGGAACGTCAAGACGAGTACGTATGGGAAGTGCGGGAGGCAACCTGAACCCGTGGCTCCGGGCTATATCGGCTCTGGATATAACCCAAGCCTTCAAGACGAAGGGCGACCTGAAGCGGTGGAGTGCCAAGAGGACCATCGGCGGAGCGATTGTGGCCGAGGCTCTTTGGCAAATCCATGAGTTTGGACTATCTTGGCAGGGCATTGTTTTGGCTGGGGTCGGCGTGACCCCTCTCTGCCTCTCGTTCTTCGAGAAGGAATAGGTGCATTTAGTGTTATTTGGTGAAGCCCTCCGAAACGTCGGGGGGCTTTTTCTTGCAAAAAAGTTTCGTTTTTCTTTGGAGAATGAAAAAAGAGTTCTATATTTGGGACATCAAACAAACACAAACACACCGCGCCATGTACAAAATCAGCACCACCACCGCCTGCCTCACCATCCAAGGCACCGTCCAGAACCTCACCGCTACTTTGGCCCAAATGACTTTCGACACCTATGAAGCCGCTGCTAACGCGGCCCGCGAGTATGCCAACGAATACGGAGCGTTTTACGTGAAGCCAGCAGCAGATGCTCCCAAGCTGAAAGAAGGTCAAACATACGTGGAGGTTGTGACCGCCTAATACCGACAAACACACGCCATGAATAACACGCCAATCACCAACTACGGACAAGACGAAGCCTTCCGCCTCATCATTCACCTCCAAAAAAACGTCTTCCCGAAGATGACGCAACAAGAGATTGAGAGCTTCCGTGAAGACATCGCCTACTACCTCGACATCAAAACCCTCTAAACAATGCTCAAGCCAAACGGAATATCTCACACGGTCTACCCCGACCAACCTGCCGACGACTTCAACGAGTGGACGGCCAACTTCACCCGCCAAGAAATCGTCCGCGACGTGGATGAATTCAAGCGCAAATTTGACGCGCTATGGGATGCCTTCAAACGCGACATCCAGCGGAACTCATGAACCGCTACGAAGTCCACTATCACTACGGCCACGACCGCGACGACTGGCGTACGATGTCGTTCGTGGCTACCGACATAGAGTCCGCCCGCAACCTCGCCATCAAATTAGTGCCGATGGACTACAACATCGGCCGCGTCTACGAGAAAGAACCATTTAAATTCAACCCAATGGAACAATCCAAAATCCAAAACCTGACCCCGCAGGGCACCTTCGATGCAAACGGGAAGACCTTCTACAAGTTCGACTGCATCCTTGAAAACGGGATGGTGGGAGAGGTCAACGCGATGACACCTAACAAGTGGAGCGTCGGCGACGAGGTCGTCGTGAAGGAACACCAACAGACGAAGTGGGGGCCACGCCTGAAGCTCGACCGCCCCGGCTTTACTCCCGGCGGAGCGAGCGGTGGTGCTCGTCAACCCGACGGAGATGCCACCAAGGGCATTATCGCTTCATGGGCTGTAGGGGTGGCGATGCAGGTCGTGGGAGACCCCACGCAGAACCACTACGAGGAGGCCGTCCTCTTGGCCTCGCGTATCGCCCTCCGCTGTCGTGGTATCATCAAAGACGAGGTGACCCCATGATGGCCCGCGAGATGTGGACCAAGGGGCAACCCAAGGTCGCAGGGACGTACTTGTGTGCTTGGGAGCATTCACCGCTCCCGGGCCGCAAGCCCTCCTACCTCTACGAGGTGCACGTATGGGATGAGGAATGGCGGACGGTGGCGATGCACCGAGGCAACCCGACGTGGTGGCGGGAATTTATCTCACCACATGAACAAGAATTAGAACTCGAACTTGAATACCAAACAACATGAACCGATTGAATAAGACGTGGACGGCCAAAGAAATCAAGGCCGCCAAGACAATGCAAGCCAACGGAGTCCCCAACGATACCATCGCGGATGTTCTTGGACGCTCTGAAAAGGCGGTGGTGATGCGTATGTTCCGCTTGAATAATGAAGCACCACAGCAGGCGCTGAAGTTCACCAAGCAAAACAAACCAGTAGAAGCAAAGTACACGCGCTACCTTGAACCGAAGCGCACGGTGTCGATTTTGTGGGGCCTTATCAAGTACACACGATGAGGGACTTCATTAAAAAGCACTACGGGACCAATAAGAAGTGCGCCGAGGAGCTGGGGGTAACTCCTGCGACGGTCACCAATTGGATTCGTAGAAACCCGCGCGGCATCCTCAAGCACGCCGCCGAAATCGTAGCCACCAAAAACACCACCTACCTCCAACTCAACGGGGAGGTGGAATGGCGGGAGCACGAAATTAAGAACCTCGAACCCATAAGAGAGGGGGAGGTTTGACCTCCTCCTCCTTACTTTACGCACATGGAAAGACAGTTCAAGGGGGTGTGGATTCCCGCAGAGATATGGTTGGATGCACGGCTGACGCTTGTGGAAAAGGCACTATATGCGGAAATCGACAGCTTTGCGGGTAACGGCAAGACGTTCCACAAGACCAACGAAACCATTCAAGGCGAGTACGGCATCAGCAGGCCTACGGTGTCAAAGTCGCTTAAGAAATTGGAGTCGCTGGGATTTATCGAAGTCACCTTCGACGGACGCTTGAGGCATCTAACCGTGCAGGCAGACCGTAAAATATTTACGGGCAGGGGGAAAGATTCTTTCGGGCAGCAGGAAAAAAACTTTCCGGCAGAAGGAAAAAATAGTACCTCTACTAATACAAGAGAAAGAACAAAGGAAAACACATCTAAAAAGGGGGTGGTGTTGCCTTGGGATTCCGAACGGTTTTGTGAAGCATGGAAGACGTGGATACAAGAACGCAAAGAACGAGGCACCAAGAAGTACACCCCGCGCGGCGAACAAGCCGCCCTCCACAAACTACAAACCGACTCACAAGGTGACGAGGCCACGGCCATCCAAATGATACACCAAAGCATCGCCAACGGATGGCAGGGACTCTTCCCACTTAAAAACCATAACAATGCAACAAAAAGACCTGGCCCGTCAGACGGCTCACTCATTGCAGAGCATCTCCGCAGGCTCGCCGCTCAATCCGGAGAGAGCATGGCGTGAGGGTACCAACGTCCTCCTTGCGTATCGCGAAGCCCCCGCCCGTACCGAGGCAGCTTTGCTACTTATGCTCAAGGACTGCCTCACATACCTCGACTACAACAAGACCATCACGGGTGACCAAGATTTGCTCGACGCTACCCACCACCTCATGCAGGCATTCCCCGCGATGAAGGTGGAAGAGTGGCGCATCATTACCCACCGACTAAAATCAGGCCACTACCGTCCCGGCTACGAGCGTTTGAAACTTCCGGAGCTTTGTGATATATTTCAGCAGTACGAAGGCGAACGCGCCGAGATGCGGGAGGGTAACTGGAACGAGCTCAAGAAGCACACCCCCAGCCGACTGTCCGACGCAGACCTCGAAAAGATGTACGCCAAATACCAAAAGGAACGTGAAGCCAAGCAGAAAGAACTCCAAGAGGCCAAGCAAATCCGCCGCGTCAAAACGGACGAGCGCGGGCGGTGGGAGCACATCCCGTACCCCAACACCCCGGAACACGATGGTCAAGAAGCTGGACACGGTGTTCAGCCAGTTCGTCCGCCTTCGAGCGAGCGACCACCGGGGAATGGGTGAGTGCTTTACCTGTGGCTCCATGCGCCACTACACCGAGGTCGACGCGGGGCACTTCATGAGCCGCGCCTGCATGAAAACACGATGGGACGAGAAGAACGTCCAGTTCCAATGCAAGCGGTGCAACGGCTTCCGAAGCGGCGAACAGTACAAGTTTTCCATACGACTGGACGAACTGTACGGCGAAGGCACGGCCGAGGCTCTTTTGATAGCTTCCAAGATGACGGCCCGGTGGAGTAGGGAGGAGCTGGATAGTATGTACCACCACTACAAGCGGAAAGTCGATGAACTCAAAAGCACGAAGGGACTTTGACGCGTGGTTCGTGGAAAACTACGACAGCCTTGTCTCGCAGGCCCGTCGCCTCCACCCCGACAATCGCGACCTCGTGCATCACGCATACCTCAAAACTATCGACACCCTCGAGAGAAATACCAACATCCTCGAAAACCTCTCGGGATATTTCAACACCGTCATGTGGACATTGTCCATCGACCAGTTCCGAAAGCTCTACCAAATACACGAAACACCCGACACCACGCCCGTCTCCGACTACGACCTCACCGATGCCATAAAAAAAGAGGAGGCGATGATCATGACCAACCACCTCTCGTGGTTTGATAGAACCGTCCTTTCTCTTTACCTTGACGGGTGGAGTATGGCACAGCTCTCGCGAGAGGCTGGTATCAACGTCGACGTGTTATACAAATCAATCAGCGAATCAAAGAAGAAGCTCCGAGATGTTATTCGTCAGCGCACAAACCAGAAGTGACCGCCTCGCCGTCTGCCGTGACTGCGAGCACTACGTCGAAAAGACGGCATCCTGTGGCCCGTTGGTCAAGGAAGCCCTCACCGACTCCCCTCTCTGCGGCTGCTTTATGCCCGCAAAAACCCGCTTCAAAGTGTCGTCGTGTCCCCTGGGTAAGTGGCAAGCAACAGTCACACCCAAAGACATCGAACGCATCCGCGAGTTTCTCGAGCGCGACAACCGCCTCCGCAGGGCTGAAGAGCTCACCGAGCTCGCCCGCAAATACCTCGGGCCGGACAAGCAGGCCACAAGTTGTGGATCGTGCAACTCTACCCTCATGAAAGAACTCCAAAGATTAGTACACAATGCCGATACCAATTCCTAAAGCGTCCGAAGAGATGGACGACTTCATCCCACGCTGCATGGCCGACGAGGTCATGGTCACCGAATTTCCCAACGAGAAGCAACGCATCGCCGTATGTGCCGTACAATGGAGCAGAAAGAACTACTAACCCACGTCTGGCTTCAGGTAGGAGCCCTGCACGATACAAGCAAGGACAAGACCGTCGCCGTCCACAGGTGCAAGCGGGGGGCCAAACGCTTGGGCGTGGAATGGGAGGAAGTCATCGGACGTGACAGGCACCGCGAGAAGGTCGAAGCGCGGCAAATTATTTGCAAGTACCTTCGCGACTGCGGGTGGACATACATTTCTATCGGGCGGTTGCTCGACAGGGACCACGCCACAGCCATGTACAGCGAGCGCAACATGAAGCACCTCCTCGAATACGACAAGGACATCCACGCCAAGTGGCAACTGTTCCTCAACGCATAGTGTCAACCAAAACCGCCTCAAAGTGTCAAACGCATGACCATACGAAAAGTCAAACGCCTGCTCAACGAGTCCGACGACTGGCTCGTCTTCACCATGAAGAAGGTGAACGAGGACGAGGCAAGCATGGGGGCATATTACCGCAACCTCGAGTCGTGGGAGATACTCCTCAACCTCGCCGTCAACGACTACCATATCCGAGAAACCCTCCGCAATGTCATCAACACAGCCGACGCGTATCGCGACCAACAAACTGAAGACGAATCCGAATAACCCTCGGACGATTCGCAAAGACCAACTCGAGAAGCTGGTCAAAAGCCTCCGGGAGTTTCCCGAGATGCTCGAAGCACGCCCGATCGTAGTGGACCCCGACTACGTCGTGCTTGGTGGCAACATGAGATTGAAGGCCGCACAAGAGGCAGGGCTGACCGAAGTGCCCGTCTACGTCGCCTCGTGGGAGGAGGCCAAGCACAAGGAGTTCATCATCAAAGACAACCTCGCCTTTGGGGAGTGGGACTGGGATATGCTCGCCAACGAATGGGATGCGGAAGAGCTCGACGATTGGGGTTTGTCTGTATGGATGCCAGAAGCAGAAGAGCCGGGCCTTGATGAACTTCTCGGTGAGGAGAAGAATAAACCAGCCACAATGAAAATCACATTCACCTCGCCCGAACAGCTACAGCAAGCCGAGATTGATATTAGGGAGATTTTGGACAGAAAATATCAAGGGGCATATTTTAGCGTTTCCGCAGGCGAGCTATGAAATTAGAAGTAGCTTCACACAAAGCGACAAAATATGCTTGCTTATATTTTCACTACGCGAAGACGGTTCCAATCAACACCTTTGGTTTTTCCGTTTTTAACAACCAAAATGAATGGTGCGGCGTTGTCTTGTTTGGAACAGGAGCAAGCCCACAAATTGGAAAACAGTTTAATCTTGCGCAAGGTCAAGTCATCGAGTTTGTTCGAATGGCGTTGAACGGCAAACAAGAGTTGCCTGTGTCCAAAATCTTAAGCGTGGCGGTGAAGATTTTTCGAAAAAAAAACCCTTTGGTCCGCCTCCTTGTAAGTTATGCCGATCAAGAACAAGGGCACACGGGAATAATTTATCAAGCCGCAAACTGGATTTACCTTGGCGAGGTCAAATCCCCTCCAATTATTGAAGGTCGCCATAACAAGTCCCTCGGCGGGAGTATAGGTGCTGCGAGGAAGCGCCTGGGACGCGAGCCCGAAGTTTACTATCCCAAACCCAAACACAAGTACATTTATGTATTGGACAAAAGAGACCGAGAAAAATACCTACATTTAGCCAAACCATATCCACGCGCATGAAGCACAGCAGGCGGTGCGCCGTGCATCCAGCACGGAGGGGGCGGTTCGATTCCGACCCATGCGCTCTAATTCTTCCGAGATGGAAGCACTAAAAACCAACAAAACCGACAACAAAAAAAGGGCCATGCTCGAAGCCTTGGAGCGTGCCCTTGGAATTGTCACCACGGCGTGCAGCGCGGTCGGCATCAATAGGTCGACGCACTATCAATGGATGAAGGACGACCCCGAGTACAAGCAGGCCGTCAAGGACATCGACAATCGTACCCTCGACTTTGCAGAGAGCCACCTTCACAAGCTCATCAAAGAGGGCAACCCAGCGGCGACCATCTTCTTCCTGAAGACCAAAGGCAAGGCACGCGGGTATGTGGAACGCCAAGAGATTGAGATGGCCGAGAAGAAGCCGCTCTCGTGGTTCGTGTCTGACGACTCCAGCGTGAGTTGAGACAGCCCGCCACATACTACCACGTCAAAACCTCGCCTGCGAAAATCCAAGTCCACCAAGGGGGCACGCGGAGCGGGAAGACATACTCTATCCTCACGGCCCTCATCGAGCTGTGCCACCGCAACGAGAACTCGGGGGCCGTCATCACCATCGCCCGCAAGACCTTTCCCGCGATCCGTGCGTCGGTCATGCGTGACTTCTTCGAAATCCTCGAACGCGAGGACATATACAACGTCGAGCTCCACAACAAGTCCGAGGCCACCTACTACCTCTTCGGCAACCTCGTCGAGTTCATCTCGGTAGACCAGCCCCAGAAGGTCAGGGGACGCAAGCGCGACATCCTCTTTGTGAACGAAGCCAACGAGCTCACCCTCGAAGATTGGAGGCAGCTGATGCTCCGAACTACGGGCAAGGCCATCATCGACTACAACCCCTCGGATGAGTTCCACTGGATATACGACCACATCCTCACACGCGACGACCATGAGTTCTTCAAGACCACCTACCGAGACAACCCCTTCCTCCCCGCGTCCACCGTTCAAGAGATTGAACGACTCAAAGAAGCCGACCACGACTACTGGAGAGTGTACGGCTTGGGCGAGCGCGGCGTTTCCCGTGCCACTATTCTCACGCATTGGAAGACAGTACCCCAAGTCCCCGACGGATGGAAGCTGCTCAACCTCGGCCTCGACTTCGGATATACCAACGACCCCACCGCCATCGTGAAGGTCTACACCGACGGGCACGGCTTCTGCCTCGATGAGGTATGCTACGCCACGGGCCTCACCAATGCGGCCATCGCCCAGACGCTACGAAGCGAGGAGATAGGCAAGGCCATGATAGTTGCCGACTCCGCCGAACCCAAGTCCATAGACGAGATTCACGGGCACGGCTTCAACATCCACCCCGCAAGGAAGGGGCCGGACTCCGTGCGGGCAGGTATCGACTTCCTCCGGTCGCGGCCCCTGTTCATCACCGAGCGAAGCGTCAACGGCATCAAGGAGCTCCGCAACTACAAGTACAAGGAAGACAAGAACGGGCGACACCTGAACGAACCCGTCGATGCCTTCAACCACTTCATCGACGCGAGCCGCTATGCCATCACCTGGAACCAGACGAATCCCAACTTCGGGAAATATGCCCTGGGATAACTTCAGAAAACACCCTCCCATGAGTTATAAGAATATGGAGCTTCGCCTTCCCGCCCACTTTGCCGATCTTACTCTTGGCCATCTTATGGCCTTGGAATCGGAGACCGACCCTGTCAAGCGGGTTTCGGCGGTCACAGGCGTTCCTACCACCAAGCTACGAGAGATGCCCCACAAGCTCGTCACCGAAGCCGACGCGCACCTCTCGTACCTCCTTACCAAGGAGCACGCCCAGCACAAGGAAATCATCGAACTGCGAGGCATCAAGTACGGCTTCATCCCGAACTGGGAGGAGTTCACGACGGGGGAATGGATTGACATGGAAGAGTGCACCACCGACTTCTGGAAGCACGCACACAAAGCCATGAGCATCTTGTACCGACCCGTGGACAGGAAGTGGGGAGACAAGTACACCATCCTGCCATACACGGCGAAGGAGGACAAAGAGGTCTTCCTCGATATGCCCGCGCCCCTCGTGTCGGGTGCCCTCCTTTTTTTTTGGACTACCGAAACCGAACTGCTGAACACTTTGCGGTCCTCTTTGATTCAAAAGACGAGGGAGGCGATGAATTTGCTAACAAGTGGGGCTGGTACCCCGTCCTCTACACCTTGGCTGGCGAGGACTATCTCAAGATGGATGCGGTCACGGCTTCACCCATCGGACACCTCTTCACCCACCTCGCCTTCCTGAAGGACCTCGACCACAAGCGCAAAGCATGATAACCTACAACAACATTGTCCAACGGTTCGAGACCTTCTGTTCCTCGCACCCTATGATTGAGACGTTCTCCCACGGGAGCCCTGCCGACGTGGACCTCGAGAAGTTCGAACGCTACCCCCTCGTTCATCTCGTGTACACGGGAGCGGACTACAACACCGAACGCACCAAGACCTACAACCTCGAGGTCTACATCTTGACCCTTCCCCCAAGCGCGACGGACAAGGTTGATTATCAAAAGGAAGCATTCAGCGACTCCGAGCAGATTGCCGAGGACATCCTCGCCGACATCCAGACGGGGGGCATCATCTTCACCTTCGGCTACAACTACGACGTGACTTCGGCCAGCGTCACCCCCCTCGAAGAAACCACCTCCAACGTCTTGGCAGGGTGTCTCCTCGACATCGCCATCGCGGTGCCCTACACGTACGACTCCTGCAACACACCACTCTCATGAACAACTGGAAACTCCGACATAGCTTCACGGGCAACGCCACGTCCGACGTACAGACGGTCAACGGATACCTCGCCGACCCTGCCTACCATCTCACCACCAACTTCCTCCTTTATTCAAACCAATTTGACAGTTGGATTGTTTCTGGTGGCACCACAGTAACAAGCGGACAAACGGGATACGACGGAAGCAGTGATGCCTACCAAATCACAAAAGACGCGAGTGGCTTTCGGTTTGTGAGGCAGGGGTTGACATCTCCCACAGGAGTTGTGACCTTCAGCGTATATATGAAGGCTGGCACTTTAACTACTGCGACGTTGAGGTTGTTGAGTTCTCCCGATGCACGGGCAAAGTTCGATTTGAACACCGGGGCCGAAATCAGCAGTCAGAATGTTTTGGGCACCTCGAGTACAAACATGGGCGGCGGTTGGTGGCGTTATTCTATGACTGCGGAGATGACTACAATGGCGGAACAAGTCATTTATCCCGATGATATTGCAGCGACCAACGCAGGATACATCTACATTCAAGACGCACAGCTTGAGGAGGGCACACAGGCCACCACATACGTCGAGACGACCACGGAACCCGTAACGCTTCCGGACACCTTCAACGTGACGGTCGTCCCCGACGGGAAGGAATACGCCGCCCCTCTCTTCATCCCACGGACGAACCTCCTCCTCCAGTCGAATCAGTTCGACACTGATTGGTTCAACTACAATAGCACGGAAAGCGCAGGCGAAAGCGGATACGATGGAGGCAGTGATGCTTGGCTTCTTTCTAAAACTGGCGCCTCTGGACTTTTACAACAATACATAGATGCTGATGGCTTGCAGACGTATAGCATTTACGCCAAGGCTGGTAGTTTGAGCTTTTTGATGTTGCGATATAAAAACACATCAGGGCAATATTACGGCACCTATTTTGATTTGGCCAACGGTCAAGTAGAGACGGAGACAGCACAAATAATCGAGTCAAAAATAACGACTGTCGGAGGTGGGTGGTATAGGTGTTCCATAACGTTCAATCAAGCCTTGGAAATCGTTTTCGCCTATCCAGCGGATTCTGATGGAGGTATAGGAAACGCCGTCACAGGTGACATCTACATCCAAGACGCTCAACTTCAGACGGGAAGCGTAGCGACCGAATACATCCCCACCACCACCGCCGCCGTGACGCGCGACTGGAGTGCCTTCGGACGAGTACAAAACCAAGTGCCAGGGATATGCAACGGAACCCACACCCATACGGGCGCGGCATCGGGGTCGGGCATCGCCGCCACCACCATCACAGGATCCGGCTCGGGTGCCACCTTCGCCTACGACTTCGACACGCTCGGAGTCCTCACGACGCTCACCGCCGACGGCGCGGGGTCAGGGTACAAGGTCGGGGACAAGCTGTCTATCGACACGACAGAAGGCCATACCATCGAGTTCCGCCTCGTGGAGGGAAGCAATGCCGCCACGGTGTCGGTCAGCATGGGAGCTGCCAAGCCCAACAAGCCCATCCCGTTCCCTGTCTCCAAGATGCGCGTGGAGGGTCTCACCGATCGCACGGTCTTGTTCATGGACGAGCGTAGCCGCTACGTCTTCCCGAAGCCTACGCCCTACCTCTTGGATACCTACGAGGGAGCGGCGGCCGCCTATTCTCTGCGCCGCCTGCGGTCATCGTATACAGGGCCAGCGGTTCGTGTGCGGAGGGCTTCAAACAACGACGAGCTCGACATCTACTTCAACGGCGACGGGTCGTTGGATACGGCCACGCTGGAGGCGTTCTGCGCAGGTACCGACGGCTTCGTGAAGGTATGGTACGACCAAGGGCAGGGGGGCAATGA